CTTATCCGATACAAAACCCGGGCGCCAAGATGCATACGGCGCTGGTGGTATTTGGTGAACGAGAAGGCACTGGTAAGGGAATGTTTTTTGACGTTATTGAGCGAATTTACGGTCGGCAATATTCCCGGCACGTTGATCAGCAGCTGATGACATCAAGATTCAACGCCTGGCTGTCTCAGAAACTTTTCATTGTGGCCGACGAAGTTATTACGAGTAAAGAGCGTAAGGAGTTAAAAGGAAAGCTCAAAAATCTCATTACGAGCCCCGTTCACCAGCTCGAAGAGAAAAATCAGCCTGTCCGGGAAGAGGATAACTTTACGAATTTCGTTTTTCTTTCAAACGAGATGCCGCCTCTAGCCCTGGATTGGTTTGACCGCCGCTACATGGTCATTGAATACAATGCGGATCATCCGCAGAAATACTTTAAAGACCTCTGCGACGAGATTGAAAATGGCGGAGTGGCAGCTTTCTGCCATTACCTACTGCATTACAACTTAGAAGGCTTCGGCCCGTCGACTAGGCCTATTGAGACAGAGGCCTCAAGAAATCTGAGAATGGTCGGAACAGATTCTGCCAGGCGATTCATTATGGATTGGCTGGATGGAGAAACTCCGTTTCCTGTTGGCCCGGCCCCGTCTCAGGATCTATTCAGAGCCTATCAACTTTGGGCGCCTGCGGCGGGTGAGCGGTCCGTAATGAATGCAAAGATGTTCGGAATTAGAGCAAGTTCAATATTGCCGAAGATGGAAAAGCTCCGGGCACAGATTTTCAAAGAGGAATTCAATCCAGAAATTGTGGGAGCATCCAGAGAGTATCTGGAGCGAAGGGTCACGGTATATTTTCCCGGAGTTGATCCTGTCGAGTTATCTTGCAATCCTCCAGCGAAGGACATTCTCAGTCCTAAGCTCAGAGAATTTCAAGAGGCAGTTTATTCAGCGAACCGGAGGTTCAGGAATTATGGCCACATTTAGCCTCTTCCCCCGCACCCCCTCTTCGTTGAGCGCTTTCGCGCGCCGAAAAATCGGGAAAACGGCCTCCGGATACCATCGCGGATACCATTTGGATACCATTCTGGATACCGTCCATTGTGTATTTTTTAACGTAAATTCAAATGGTTATCCAGCTTTGGATACCATGGATACCATCTTTTCAACTCTTAACGTGCGTGCGCGCGCGTATGTATTAGATACGGATAAAGAGAGCACTAAAGAAAAATCTCTCACGCACGTATTAAATACAAAAAATGGTATCCATGGTATCCAATATATAAATAATCTAATAAAAACAAAAAGATATAAAAAATTTATGGTATCCAAAATCATATCCAAATGGTATCCAAACCATATCCATGTATTTTTTCTTTTAGAGGACGAAAAATTGGCCAGAATCCCAAGAATCAAACACATCCTTATTAAATGGATGAACTGGCGGAATAGAAACCGCATCAGAATGCATTGCCTTCTGGCTTTAGGTAACGATGTCGTAAGTTCCTCCAGGGCGCCACAGGATTTGATTAACGCAGCCGGCGTTGATTTCTACATGATGCGGGTCGACAAAATCATCAGCAGATTGCCGGACGAAGAGAGAACGGCAGTTTTCGCTGTCTATGGCGGAAAAGTCCGTACAGGTATGGCAAGAGCGGCCATTCGATTATCAGTTCATAGGGACACTCTTTTTAATCGACTTTGCATGGCAGACAGGGATATTGCGGAGGCTTTAGATGAGATTGCTAACAACACTGAAACCACTAAGGGAAAATACCGATCCGACATTTTTGATGAAAAAGTGCTATATTTTCGTAAAATTCGGCGGAAAGAGCGCAAGACGCCTTTGTAGCGCTTTTATTTTTCTCCCTATATCCTCCCCTATCCATTTTAAAGCTCAACGCACACAAGCGATTTTGAGCGGAAATAGAGGCCTTTTTCAGCAGTTCTCCTTGAAAGAAAATACTCTCATCCAGTGACGACTGGATGAGAGTATTTGAAGAATTAACTTTGATTCTCCATGTTCGCTAAAACAAAGGAAATCATGAGTGAGGATAGGCTTTCCCGGCTGAGCCATATCAACCGGGCCAATGAACTACCGCAACCTCGGAAATCGCACATATAACGCAATATTCGAGACGGCAAAAAACGCCAGATTTGCGATGTAAAGAAAAAAATCGAAGACACACAAAAATTTAAGCGCCTTCCGGGCGCTTTTTTCATGGGAAAAAATATGGATTTAGACAGAAAGCTCCAGATCGTTTACCGAAAGGTCGAAGATCTGATACCTTACGAACGAAACTCCCGAACTCACAGCGAAGAGCAAATTGAGAAAGTTGTCGCCTCAATTAAAGAGTTCGGCTGGACGAATCCGATCCTCATTGATGAAGAACAAGGCATTATCGCTGGTCACGGTCGCCTTGAGGCCGCAAAACGCCTCGGCATGAAGGAAGTGCCCGTTCTTGTCCTGACCGGCCTGACAGAGGCACAAAAACGCGCCTATATCATTGCCGACAATAAACTGGCTCTTGAGGCAGGTTGGGATGAAGACCTTTTGAAGGAAGAGTTGGAATGGCTTACCGCGCATGATTATTCATCCGAAGTAACCGGATATGACGAGAAAGAAATTCAAGCTCTCCTGTCTTTTGAATCGGAAGCAGAGTCGGACGAAGAGGATTCTGAGGTCGTGGACGAGGCAGAGAGTGAACAGCCAGAAATTAAGGATGCCGAAATCATCCCTGTGCCTCCCGTTTCCAAAACTCGGTCGAAAGATATATGGATCTTAGGAGTGCACAGACTCATGTGCGGAGATTCGACCGACGAGGCCGATGTGGCTAAGTTAATGGGGGGGTAGAGTAAATCTTTACCTAACGGATCCTCCATATAACGTTGCCTACACGGGTAAAACCGCGGATGCCTTAACGATTCAGAACGACAAGATGGATGATGAATCGTTCAGAACGTTTTTGCATAAGGCATTTAAAGCGGCTGATATGGTATTGCTTCCGGGCGGAGTTTTTTATGTTTGGCACGCAGATTTGGAAGGCTTCAATTTCCGCGGTGCGTGCAGAGACGTTGGCTGGACTGTGCGCGAGTGCCTGATTTGGTCTAAAAACTCTATGGTCTTGGGTCGCCAGGACTACCAGTGGAAGCACGAGCCCTGCCTGTACGGATGGAAGGAAGGCGCAGCGCACGCTTGGTATTCGGATCGCTCTCAGACGACTGTTCTTGAGTTTGACAAACCGGTTCGCAATGCCGCGCATCCGACAATGAAACCGGTTGATCTCTTTGCTTACCTGATCCAAAACAGCTCTAAAGAAGGAGACATTGTCCTCGATTCCTTCGGAGGATCAGGTACAACGATCATTGCCTGTGAAGGACTCAAGAGGCAGGCTTGCGTGATGGAACTTGACCCGGCGTACTGCGATGTGATTATCCGTCGTTGGCAGGATGCAACAGGGCAGAAAGCGGTTCGTGAGGATGGGAAAACGTTTGATGAAATAGCCGTCTAGGACTTTTTTTCCATCTCTAACAGAGGAGTTCCGTTAAACATCCAGTACTGCGGGCCTCTAACACCCCTACTGCGGTTTAAAAGTTGTTTTGCAACAGCGGTTAGACTGGTGATCTCTCCTTTGTACTCGATATGCCGATTGTCAACGACTTTAACTTTTATTCGCTTATCCGGAATGTAGTTCAATAGGTCTCCGGGATTGAGACCAATTGAAAATAGGTCAATTCTCGCTTGCTTTGAGGGTTTACGTTCGTTGTATCTGTGCAAGCGTTTTTCTGTTCCGTGTATTTCTGCGAAAGATTGAAGTTTTTGAAAAATTGCCTCTGGACTGGCTTTGAAAAACTCACGACGCCGTGTTTTGCCATTGATTTCTTCTCGACTTCTTTCGAACTCTCCTAAGAGATCATGGAATTTCTTATCAGCAACCGCGCAGGGAACGTCGTAAGTTGCGAAAAGGCGAAAGGAAAAAGGAAGCATTGTCGAATTATTCAGCGTTTTTAGCCTTTGAGGCAGATTTGTTGTGAACCCAACCTTTACCCATTCAGGAAAGGACGGGTTGGTCAGAATATAGATCGTTCCGGATGTTTTTTTTCGCATTGTTTGCTCCTTGGTTTCCGATATTTTAATGATCCAAATAGCTTTGAATTTTTATTGTTATTTTTCAATAGGTTGGGTTGATCGGTCTAAAACACAGAGCTAATGTGTGGGCATTGGAAAACACCACTCAAGGAAAACAAAATGAAGCAAAACAAAACAGAAAACCAAGTTGTACATATCGACTTTGACAACATTGGCGAAAGAGAAGACTGGGTTCAAAAATTCTTGGACAACCCATCCCTCCACGATAATGGATATTTCACCTTGGTTGCCGAGCTCGGCGGCGTTCCCAAAAAGTTTTTAAAGAAATACGGTATCAAGGAACATTTGAACTTTGTGCGATTAGCTGACAAATTCCGCAACACTAGCGAAAGAAAGGCAAAAAAAGACCCGTTGGTGATCGAAAACACTCAACAGATATATGCACTCGCAATCAGGCTTGGATTTAGTCAAAAAGAATCTGCATTGATAGCCGAACGAGTAACAAAGATGGCCTTTGGCAGCGCTCGTTACATAAGGGATTACTGCATGCCGATCATGGACAACATCAAAGCCAAGAGGAAATATCCGGAGCTTGCAGATGTTTTCGGTTGGTTCTAAATAGCTAAATAGATAACATAGTTTCCCAGGCGCCTTCGGGCGCTCTTTTGTTGTCGGTTTTAGGTACTTCCGGGGACTTTCGGGATTGCGGGCGTGAAACCCCGATTTTTCTCTACATCTGAAAAATTTCAGGGGGTTGTAAAGTAAAAATTAGGAGATTTTATGACGACTCAGCA